ATTATAATTTAACTGATGGAGAAATTATAGATAAAAATCTTGATAAATATGGTATTTCTAATTGGGAATTTGCTATAAATGATTCTACTACAGAAGTTTAGAAGAACCTACTGAATTAGATTGGTTAGAATTAGCTGCTAATATAGATCATATTGAGGATAAAGAAACTTATAAAATAGTTTATTTTAAAAATACTTTTGAAGTATTAATTTTTACTCCTGGGCACATAGAAAATGGTGAAGAAAAATCAGATTATTATTATTGGACTAAAGATTTAGTTTCTAGTCAATTATTAAATACTTATAGAGAAGCTAAATATGCAGATATTTCTTTATTAGATCCAGAAATAGAAATATTACCTTCTATAGATTTAGTTCAGGGACTCCAATTAAGATATGTTAAAAAACCTAATAAATAAAATTATGACATAGTTCGTTTATGATAAAATAAAAAGTGGTACTACAGATCCTATTATAATGGATTCTAATGCTGTAGGTGCTCCGCAAGTAATAGCTACTATGGATATTGGTGGAATTAAAAAAGGAGATACTTTTACAAGTATTTAGGAATTACTTTCTACATTAATTACTCCATATAAAGCACCTACATGGTCACAAAGTTTGAATCCTGGAAAAGTAGAAAAAGGTATAAATACTAATATTACTGCTAGAGTTAATTTTACTACACAATCTAATCCTGTAACTGAAATAGTAATTGACGGAACTAACTTTCCAATTACTACTGAATCAGGATATAAAGAAAAACTTATTACTATTGAAAAAGATACTGCTTCAAAAACAGTTAATTTTAGTATTAAAGATAATACAGGTAATGTACTTACAGAATCATTACCAGTAACTATAGAGGGCAAATTTAAACTAATATTTAGTACTAAATCTTCTTTAACTGCTACTGAAATTCATGATATGGATAATGATAGTGATTGTGTAGTTAGAGAATTTTTTGCAGCTAAATCCCACACTGTAACAAATACTATTGCAGGAGCCTATACATACTTTATAGTGCCATCTAAATATACTATAAATTCTATTAAAGATTCTATGGGAACTGCTGTTAATTATTCTCAAATTAATACTTTAAATGTATATCAGCATGATTCTTCTTTAACAGAATCTTATAGAATATATAGAACTGCTGGTACATCTTCTCCAGGATAGATAATTTATAAAATTAATCAGTAATAATTATGCCAACCATAAATAAAAATAAATAGATTTCAGGAGGTTCATTGTACTCTACCGATTCAGACCATATATTAACAACAGCAGATCAAATTTATGATGAATAGAAAGGCTGCTATGTTAGTGAATATGATTTTAGTGGTAATGTAAAGTCAGTTAATGGTGAGTTTCCTGATTCCAATGGAAATGTTGAATCTGAAATTCATTATTATTTTTAGCCTCAATCAGGTAGTAATGCAATAATTTGTAAAAAAGGAAAAAATTGGCAAACTCTAAACCAATCAGAACTACAAGCATTATTTACAGTATATACTAATACAGATGTAGATAAATTTAAAAAATACAAATTTTATTATAGATAGAATTGTCCTCAAATCGGACGTCATAATCTAAATAGTATTATACATTTTATTTTTTTAGAAACAGAGGATTATTCATCTAATAGGGCTAAATATATAGATGTTACTTTAACTTCGGAAGGGGTGCTTGATTATTGTGAAATTAATACTCCTTATATTAAAAATTTACAAATTATTAATAATAATTTAGTAGTAACAACTAACACAACGACTGAGAATATACCTTTGCCTGAAGGAGGAAAAATAGATAATATAAGTTTTGATGGATCTAATTTAGATATTACTAATAAAGTAGTTACTCTTCCTGAAATAACTTTAACTGCTTGGAATATAGATAATGATAATCCTACAACTATTAAAATTGTAGGAAAAACTAATTAATAAGAAGAGGATTTTCCTCTTCTTTTTATTTAAATTAATATGTTAGAAAATTATAGACACTTAAAATATAATAATTCAGAAATAAGAATGTTAGTAGGTAAGGATACTAATAATAATGATATTATTTTCTGGCATGGTTCAGATTCTATTAAAGGACCTTTACTAATTTCTGCAGATAATCAAAATACCTTTCAAACATATTGTAATGTAGAATATACTTCTTCAAGTATTAAATATGAATTTTTTATTAAAGATAAAAATGACAATATTTTAAGTACTACAAAACAAACTATTACTAATTTATTAAATAAAGTAACTATTAATACTACTAATGAATAGTATACAATAAATAATACAAGTGATTTTAATTATACTCCAAGTGAACCTTTAGCTTTAGATTTAGGTAAAGATACAACTGCTCCTAGAATTTTTTCTAGTTCTATTAATTTACCAACTTATAGTGGTTGTACTTTTTTAACTATTCCATCTAAAATTTATGGAGAAACACTTGTAGGACAAACTGGACTACATATTAATGGTTTGTTAACTCAGAAAGAATCCTTTTCAGATATTTGTATGGCTTCTTTTTCTAATAATAATGCTTTATATACAATTTGTACTGCTGAAAAACCTGCTATTATAGTATATGAACCAAAATATAAATATGCAGTTAATATAAATGCTGCTAAAAATTCTGAGGTAATAGGAACTTATAAATACACAGAAAATGGGGTAGAAAAAGAAGGAAATCTTTATGATGCCGATTTAAATGGTATAAAAAATAATAATCATAATAGTGCTACTCTTATTTATAATGAAGCTGGAATTCAATTATTAAATAATACAGATTTACAATGGAAAATAGGTATAGGTTGTGGATTTTTAATTGCTGGAGATGATGAAGAAATTACATGCTCTAAAATCCAAAAATAGTCTATTTATCATTTAACTTCAAATAAATATAATGTAGGTTCAGTTGATAATCAACTAGCAGGAGGATTATTTAAAGTAAATAATGACGGATCTTTAACTATTTATACTAAAGCTACAGAAACTAAAGCAGCAGGAACTTTACCTGATGGGAATGTTATAGCTTTAATTTAGATAGGTAAAAATCCTGATAATTTTTTCAAGCAAGGCTATAGATTAAAAACTAATACTAATCCAGTTATAGGTAATAACTTTTGGCATTTTCATGTAGGAGGTAAATCCTTAGCTTTATCTACTTATCAATATGCTTTTCCTACTTAGTATTCTACTTCATGGAATACATCTGACGGAGTTAGTGTAGAACCTTGGTCAGTTTAGAGTATTGTTCATACTGAACAAGGTAATTTTTTAGATTTTAAACCTATTGAAGGAGAATGGTATGCTTTATATGTAGATACTAATGCTGCACATAAAACTGCTACAGATATTACTTGTGATTTAATTAAAATTCGTTTAGCCACTCCTTTCGAAAAACAAAAATGGTTAAATACTGAAGAAACTGTTATTCAAACTAATGGAGATGTTAGAGTAGAAAATAATGAAATTAAATGTGATTTTAAAATTACTTTAGAAGATACTAATTAGACAGAATCAATAACTTTAACTTTACCTCAAGCTAAAGAATTAAATACTGATATTAAAGTTTTTGAAGAATTTTATCAAAATATAAAAAATGAAAAGGAATCTTTTAAATATTATCCTTATAATAAAAAATATATATTAAAAATAGATTCTAATAATCCTTCTCCAGAAATATTTGATTCAGGAAATCCAATTGATAAAGTATATTATAGTGGATGCACTTTTAATGTATATAATGATATTATAAAAATGCCTAATTATTATTCTGGAATAAATAGTTTAAATATTATAGGTTTAACTTATACTGATTCAGATGATCAAGATAAATCTTTAGGTTAGGGTGTTGTTGCTGAAGGTGATGGAAATAATTTTGTAAAATATCCTTCTGGTAATACAGTTTTACCTATTATTAATTGGAATCCACAGTCTTTTTATCGTTGGCAAACAACAGAACCTTCATCTGGAAAATATATTGTAAAATCTGGACCAAATGATACAAAAATTTATTATATAGAAGATCCAAATTTAACTATTAAAAATAGAAATATGGGCTCATCTTATAGTTAGTGTCAATGTTTTGAATTTGTAGGTCCTGATGCAGAACCTACTGGAAATTCAGGTTATCATTGGGAAGATACTCATAAAATATCTGCTATTAATACAGGTAGAATATTAAATACAAGTATTTTACATGGACCTGATATAGGACGTTTTATAGGATATTTTAAATTTGATTCAAATTTAAATTAGGATTTATTTACTGATAAAGATCCAGTAACATAGAAATATATATTTAAACCAACAACAGGTTATTTTGTACATTGGCACACTTATATTAATACAGGTAATGATTTTGGAAGTGCTTCTGCAGGAGCAAACATTGGAGCAATATTATTGCCTAAATTAAGAGATGATGCTTATGCTTTATGTAAACATGTAAATGATCCAACATTATATAATGCAAATGTAGGTATTTTGTCTAAAATTTATAAATATACTAAAATAGGAGATACTTATAACTATAGCCTCACAACACCTTAGGTACATAAAGATGCTGATGAAGTAGCACCTTATATTACAGACGGAGTTGATTTTTATTTTCCTGAATTTGAAAAATGGTATGGTTTAATTATAGATCCTTCGTAGTCTGCTACATAGTATAAACAATCTACTTATAAAGGAAGGGATAAACATATCTATTTATGTGAAATAACAGATGATAATGGAGAAGTAAAAGAAGAACATAAACCTTATCTTTTTTCTAATTAGGTGGAAAGATATTGTAAAAAAGAAGTTAATTCTTTTTTATTTTCTATTACAATTAAGGATACAGATACTAAAACTTGTTCTATACCAATTAACGATATAGAAACCTACTTTGAAGTTAAAAAAGAGGATAATATAATTACAGAAATTATTTCTTTTAAAGAAGAACAAAAAAATAATTTAATTAATACTTACCCTGAAGCTTTATTTAAACCTACGAATGACTTATGTTTAAATATAGAAAAAACTGCAAATAATAAAACTATTTATAACATAAATAATCCTATTTGTATTCCAGAAATGAGCGGATGTAGATTTGTAAATGTAATTTAATATATAAATAATAGTGTAAATAATATGAACAAAGAAACACTTACAGTTAAAACTGTAAAATTAATACCTAATAGTCCAGGGCAACCATCAGGAACTTCTATAGAAGAATTGGCTAAACAAACAATTTAGGGTAAATTTGATAATGGGGCAGCTCGTAAAGCAGCTTTAGGAGATAATTATGCAGCAGTTTAGGCTTTAATTAATAAACAATTAGCTGGTAAAAGAATAACTCCTAAAGTAAATCAAGATTGGGATTTGGGAACACTACCTGAAGGAGTTATTACTCCAGAGGTTGTTAAAGAATCTCCTATTATAGCTCAAGAAACACCTACCGTGGTAGCTGAGGATCCTTATCAAATTAGTGCTGAACCTTATCAAGAAAAACAAATTTTAACTAATGGGCTTTTAGATAATGGACAACTTAGTATACATCCATCTTCTCAAAAAGAAATAGAAACTGTTTATTTAAATAATGATTTTTATCCTGTAATTAATTCTTCTGATTATTCTTCTTTAGAAATTCCTGATAATATTCAAGAAACTCCAGTAGAATTAAATATTCCAAAAGAAACAAGAGTGCCTAAAAAAGTATTTACTAAAGACGATATGGCAAAACTTTTAGCTAATTATATAATTTTAGTATATAATTAACATTTATTAACTTTCATAATTCTATTTCATATAGTAGACTTGAGTATGGAAATGCTACATGAAATTGAGGAAAAAATCCTTACAGCACTTAGAGAAGGAAAGTCATTTAATTATAATGATAGCGGATACAATGTATCTGTAAATTCTTCTGATTCAGGTTATTCTCTTAAAGTAGAATATGATTCTACTAAAGATGGTAACAAGATTATTCGTGATGCTTTTGATCAATATCTAGATGATTTGACAAAAGTAGATCTTTATTCTAAAATAGTTGATTCTTTTGCTCCTGGTGAGTTGAAGAAAATTGATCAGAAATTTAATTCAAATGATCCAGCAACTATTCAAGAAGGTATTAAAGAGTTCACTACAGTAGCTAATCGTTTTGTAAAAGCCGCACTTGATGAAAATCATAAAAAATATGTAGCTTTGAAAAAACTAATAGTTAAATAAGATTTGGAAAAATAAAATATTTAATCTATCTTTGCATAAAGATAGATTAAATATATTGGGGAGTGGTATAATGGTTATTATGACAGACTCTAAATCTGGTTGCCCCCTGAAGGCGTCGATCTGGGTTCGAGTCCCAGCTCCCTAACTAATTAATCATATATTTAATGGAATTACATGAAATCATGCATCCTTTATCTAAAAAGGATATAATTCAAAATTTTAAAGATGAAACAAAAGAAGAAATAGCAAAGATAGAATGGTTAATACAACAAATTGAAGACAATTCATTAATTAATGAACAATGGTTTTTAGATTTTTTAGATAAAATGAATGCTTTATCTATTAAATACTAAAAGAAAAGACGCCCGACTGTGAAGTTGGGCGTTTTTTATTTAAATAATATTATATAATTATTGTTAACAGATTTAAAAACAATTTAATACTATTAATATGACTAAACAAGAATTTGATCAATTAATTTCTCAATATGATGGAAAATTAATAGATGCTACAGCTTTGGCTGAGTATCATTATAAACTTAAAAAGGAAGTAATAGACGAAATAGATAAAAAATTACCTCATACAGTTATTATTACTCCAGATTCTTATTCTCAATTAGGAAATAATTCAATAGAAATTACAGGATTTTCTACATTTCCTCAAAGTACAGATTATACATATTATTTATTAGTAAATAGTGTTGAAGAATTAATTCCTAGTAGTGCTTTTGATATTTATAATAATATCACCATTTCTAAACAATTTAATTCTAGTTGTATAATTTAGATTATTGTTAAAGATACAGATAATCAAGTTATAGGAGTTAGTAATATTGCTACTATTACAAAATATGAAGCAATAAAAACTATTATTTGGAATTCCGATGCTCAAGAATCAGAAATACTAACTAAATCAGTAGATAATCCAATTAGAACTACTTATAAAGGGCAATTACACTTTGAAAGACCAAATAATGCTACAGATCCTGTAACTATGTGGATTAGTATTCCTTCAGTTTTAGATGCTCCAAAAAGAATTATGGGTTCTAATTTTGCAGTATTTGAATATCAATCTTCTGAAGATAATTATGATATTTATGCTTTAAATCAAAATTTAGATCCTACAAGACAAAGTGAAGATATAATCTTGCAATAAATTATTGTAAATATTTATGCATCAAAGTAATATTGTTCATGTAACAGAATTAATAGAAAAATTTAAACATCCTTTTGATAGTGACCTATGGTCTGGGTACAGAGCTTTAGAATCTTTGCTTCCAGCAGAATAGTGGCAACCTATAAGAAAAGAAATACTTGAAAATAAATAGTTACCTTCTTTAGAAGGTTTAGTTGATTTAGATGAGTATGAATCTACAAGATAGAAAATTTTAAAACAATGGGAAGCTGAAAGACAGGAAGCCTGTGATAATGGTATAAAGAAACATAAAGAATTTGAAGAAGCTTTTAAACAAAATACTAAACTATAGGATTTAGAATTCGATGAAACTTATACTTATAAAACTTCACCTACAAATCTAAATACTTTAGCGGACGGATTGTATTCAGAATTATACCTGCAACTAGATCTAGGCACTTATATATTAGATGGAAAACCAGATTTAGTTTCCATTAAAAACAATAAAGTTAATATCTGGGATTATAAATTTGTTAAACATATGGATAAACGAGGACATTTTAATTAGAAAATTAAAAATATTATTAAAATGAAATTTCCTTTAACTTCTATTGAAGATATTAATATTAAACATTATACACTTCAATTAAGTATTTATGCCTATATGCTACAACAAATAAATCCTAATTTAGAAATAAATAAATTAATTATTGTGCATTTTAATCCTAAAGGTATTAAACAAAAAATTTATGTTGTAGACTATTTAAAAGAAGAAGTTGAAAAACTTTTAATATATTATAAAAAACAATATAAACTAGATTGTAATAAAGAAAAAAGACAAAAAATAGTTTATTAATGGATTATATAAAGGAACGCACTATTATTTGTAGAGCTTGCCCTATATGCGATCAAATTAATGAAATATGTAATGGAAAACTCTATTTAGAACCCATATCTGGTAAAACTAGTATAAAACCTAAACCAGGTTATTATAGAGGTTGTAATTGCTTTTTAAAGCAAAAAATAGAAAATCCTAAATCTTCATGCCCAGCTCACAAATGGAACTCAGTTTAAAAAAATTAAAGAATATATTTTTAGGTACTTATAGAAATATATTTAATGAAAAAGATGATCTTGCTAAACAAAGATATAAAATTTGTATAACTTGTTCTCATAATAAATTTTATAAAGGTTTTGCAATATGTGATTTATGTGGTTGTATTTTAAATAGTAAAATACGTGTAGATAACGAAAATTGTCCAGAAAATAAATGGAAAGATATTAATAATAATTTAAATGATAATAATTTATGACTGAAAAGGAAAAAATAGCAGGCGATCTTTTAATGTCTGCATCTAGTGTATTTCCCCCTCTTGATAAAGATTCTATTGAAAAGAGACAACAGCGTACTAAAATAGAAGAAGCTATTAGTAAAAAAGCAGAAGAACTAGAAAAAAATAAAAAAATTGCAGAACAAACTATTGAAAATCTAGGAGCTAGTTTAGAAGAACTAGCATTAAAGCCTTATGGAGAATATGTATTAATCCAGCCTTATAGTACTAATCCTTTTATGGGAGAAAGAAAAACAGAGTCTGGACTTATTTTATTTGATCAGGGTGTAGGTGAACACTTCAGTCAAGAATCTGGTGAGTGGGATAAAGATGACCTTGGAATTGTAACAGGTATGGTTCTAGAAACTGGTCCTGCTTGTAAATATGTAAAGAAAGGAGATGTAGTTTATTACACAGTTCAGAGTGCAATTCCTATTCCTTTCTTCCATCAAGGATGGATTGAGATTCATGAAGGTAGAGTATTAGCTGTAGTTAATACAGATTTAGAAACACGTGAATATGGAAAACGTTAATAAAATATTTTTTACTCCAGGAGATGTAGTTAGGTTAAAATAGCATGATCTAATTCCATCTCCTTTAATGTTAGTAATACGTAAAGAAAATAATTTACTAACTACAGATGAAGCTTCTAAATTAAAAGGAATACGTTGTAGATGGTTTACAACTTCTAATTTAATGCAAGAAGCTGTTTTTAATTTTAAAGATTTAGAAAAAATAGATGTACATTAATAATCAAGAAGCAACAGCTCAATATGATCCAAATAGCGGAATCCGTGCTAGGGGTTTTGCAGGTAACTATATGAGACATAAAGTTAGCAATGAAGCTATGGCTGCAGCTGCTAATTCTAATTCTCCTTTGAGTCGCTTAGTAGCTAATACTGCAATGGATCCACGATTATTAGATTCTAGACGAGATTTTCGTAAATATGGACAATCTTTAGGAATTAATAATCTTTCTAGAAGAGAATGGAGAGCTGTTCAAGATAGTATGAGAGTTGCATCAGGACAAGATCCAAGACATTCTTGGGAAAGACGTGCAGGTAGAGCTCAAAGGGCTATTGAAAATATTCCTGGGGAATATGTAGGTACTGTAGTAGATCAATATGGAAAGCCTCAAGCTATTTATAGTGGAATGGGAGCTATCTCAGGAAATTATTATACTACCCATTATGGAATGAATAATGGAGGTCTTTATGAAAATGCTGTAAATGGATATGGTAAATCTGTTAAAGATCAAAATATTCAAAATAGTTATGATCATGGTATAGATGCTTCTAAAACTTATCTATTACAACAAAAAGTTGACCACGATAAAGTTGCTCAAGCCCAAGAAGTAAAGAATTTATGGGATAGTAAATTACAAGCTTTAGGTAAACCTATTGGACAATTATCTGATACTGAAAAAACAAATTTATATAATGATTTATTTACTGAGTTTAATCAAACTGATAATTGGGCACGCAAATTAGCACTAAAAACTTATTTGAGTGCACTTGATCCCACTAGTGCTAAAAATTTACCTATGGAAAATGAAGAAGATATTCTTTCTTCATATATGCCTTTTGTAAATAATTTACCTACTAAACAAGTTCAAGATGTAATGAAATCTCAATATACACAAGATCCAGTTACTGGATTATGGAAATTAATTTCTAATTTTATTCCTACTTAGAAAATTAATTTCAGTAAAAATGGAGGAGAAATTGAAATGATGCAAAATGGAAATCAACTTTCTAATAAACAAAAAGCTCAACAAAAAATATTAACAGGAGCTTTAATTGTTTTAGCTAGACAAAGACTAGAAAAGAAAGGAACTAAACCAACTTCTGAGAATTAGAATAAAGAAATGCAAAAAATTCAAGAAGAAGTGAAAAATAAAAAACAAGAAACTTTAGCTGCTTTATAGAATATAACAGAAAATGCAAAACCTGAATAGTTAGCCCAAATAGCTGATGAAGCAATGCAAACTCCTATGGCAAAATTTGGTACAAAACTTTCTTATATTAAAAGTTTAACTTCTCCATGTAAAGAAGGTGAAGAATTAGTATACTTTAAAAAAGGAGGTAAATTCTGTAAAGCTTGTATGCAAAAAGCTCAAAAAAATTGTGGAGGAGCTAAAGTAACAAAAGCTCAAGAAGGTCAACCTTTAGATATACAAAAAGCTTTATATTTAAGAAAAAGTTTTCCTGTTGGAACTGATACTTTAGGAGATCCTGTTTATATGACTGGTAGAGATTTAGATAAATTATATCTAGGTTATCAATTACGTCATGAGCAACGTCAACCTGTGTATGATTATAATCCTACTCAAGGATATATTACACGTCCTGAAACATCAGACGAAGCTATAGAAAGAAAAGGAAGAGATTTTTTATACAAAGATTTAGAGCTTATGGATATAATTACTACTCCTGAAAAATATTATGATCCTCAGTCAGGTTTATATAAAGTTCGTCCTGATTGGAATCAAGAGCAAGCTGAACAAGAAGCCCTTGATTTTCAACAATATGGTAGAGTACCTGAAAGATTACGTAAAAGAAAATAAAAAAATTATTTATTATGAAAATGTTTGTGCTTAATTAGCTTACAAAGCAAATTGAAATTAATGAACCTGAAGTTTTATTAATTAAGGAATTTGTAGCTCTTTCTAAAAGAGACAAGACTAAGCTAAAAACAAGAATGATGAGAGAACTTACTTATATTTATTTAGCTATAGATTGGAGTTCTCCTTATCGTGATTATTCTGAACAAGAAAGACATGAAGAAGCTCTTTCTGATGCTGCTTTATCATAGGAAGAATTTGATGATCCTATATTTAGAGCAGCTTGTAGAAAATATCAAGCCTTACAAGATTCAAATAAATCAATTAAATTATTATCTGCTGCAAAAACTGCAGCAGATAAATTAATTGAATATTTTGAAGATATTGTGGATTTAAATGAAAGAACTGATACAGGAACAACTATTTTTAAAGCCAAAGACGTTATTGCCGAAATGCAAAATATAAATAAATGTCATTAGACTTTAAAAGAACTTGAAGAAATAGTAAAATAGGATTTACAAGAAGGTTCTACAATACGTGCAGGTCAAGTAGATGGATTTCATCCTTATAATATTTAAATATGACGGATTTAGCAGCTTTAAAACGTGCAGAAGATCATGCAAAAGGAATTTGGGATTTTACTATAAACGATAAAATTGAGGTATTTGATCCCACACTTTCTTATGAATGTACTGGGTATAAACCTATTACTGATATAGAAGCTCTTGACTTTAATCCCGAATGGTTTATGGAAGCACGTAGAGTAAAAGAAAAAACTGGGCATTATTGTCCATATCTGAGGGGAAGTAAACGATATGATGAATATTGGATTGAATAGTATAAAAGATGTAAATATGGATATACTTCTCATGGTTATACTTTAACAGGAGATCATTATTTCTTTTTGAATTTTTATACATTACCTTTAGCAGATGCTACTGTAGATTCTGGTTCTGGATTAAAATATGGATTTCCTGATTTTTTTGTTTCTCAATATAAATTTTTTCATTATTTAGCTTTAGCAAGAAAAGCTCATAAACATTGTTGTTTAATGAAAGCCCGTTCGATAAAATCTTGTCGCTTTCTATAGTAATATAGATTGAAAAATTCCGAAATATCGGTAAAAGCTAAAATATTTCATGCTAATACCGAGGACGTACAGTTAATCACTGACGCCTGTAACGCATAGGCAATGAACGTTAAAGAGAGTAATAATTTGCCCACGAGTTCGGAACATCCTATTATTTAGGATGAAAATATATGCTGAACTTATAGGAAACTATAAGAACTATAGGATAAAAAGCCTATAGGATAACAATTTGAGGATTTTCAGAAATCAATGCATCAATTACAGCTAGATTATTTTCTATAATAGAAAAAAGTAAAACATTAATAACTTGTTATCGAGATGATCACGTATAGGGAACTTTTGCTAAAATTAAGCACGCATTAACATATTTAAATACAGAAACAGATGGAGGTATGGCAAATCTTTATTCTATTGATAGAGATATGCATAAAAAAGCTGGATTCTTTCAAAAAAATGAATAGGGTTAGTTTGAGGAATACGGATGGGGATCTGAAGTACGTGGCGTTGGAAGTAAAGATCCTGGTGTTATTCGAGGTGATCGTGTTGATTTATTAATTATTGATGAGGCTGGTTCTAATCCAGTACTAACTACTTCTTTTGTACAAGGTCAGGAACTTGTTGAAATTCAAGGAGTTCCAAGAGGGACTCTACTAATTGGTGGTGGATTTATATAAATTATTAAAAATATTAGTAACTTTATGACTAAAAAATATAATATATTTATTAATAATGTGCCTCGACTAATCGGGTAAAAACGGTGAAGGCTGAGACGCTAATACCGTGTTAATTTAAATAATAATATATTTAAACAATGTAACGCGTAGCAATTGAACCTTATAAATATAAGAATATAATATTGCCAAGAGTGCCCGACACATTTTATGTGAAAATGTACGCTGAACTTACAAGAATCAAATTGTAAGAAATAAAAGATAAAAAGCTTTTATGATAACATAATTGACAGGTGGTGATAAAGGTAAAGCCCTAGAAGGTTTACGTAAAATTTATGAAAACCCAAGAGCTTTTAAAGTATTACCATATAGACACGATATGACTCCTGATGGTACAGTTGTAGAAACTGGCTTTTTCATTCCTTATTATGAATAGGCACTTTTACCTGAATTTCAGGCAGGTAGAGGTTTAGCTAAAATAGAAGAATATAAAAAATTTCTTCAAGAAGAAAGAGATTTTTTACTTTCTGATCCTGAAAATTATCAAAAGAAATGTGCTGAACGTTGTTGGACAGCTGAAGAAGCTTTCCAATTAGAAGGTCAGAATAAATTTAATAAAATGTTGATTACAAATCAACTTGCCCAAATAAAATTACATAAAGTCGGACCAAGACCTGTTAAAGGTTATTTAGATTATACTTTTAAAGGAAATAAGAAAGATTTTAAAAATCTTACAGGATTTAGATGGATAGAAAATACAAATGGACCAATTTAGATTTTAGAGCATCCTTTATGGTCAAGTATTTATATACAAGCTCATAAAAATGATGAAGGATTCTGTGAAACTCAAGAAATGTAGAATCTTTATGTGGCAGGTATAGATGGTATTGATATTGGTAAAAGTCAAACTTCTTCAGCTACTAAAGACCCATCTGATTTTTGTATGGTTATTTATAAAAGAGCCCACGGACTTTCTGATCCTCAAATAGTATGTATTTATAAAGATAGACCTCAAGATGTAAGAGAGGCTTTTAAAATAGGTATTTGTTTAGCTAGATATTATAATGCTAAAATAAATATAGAAGCAACCCGTATGTCTCTGGTAACTTGGGCACGTGAACACGATAGTTTACAATACTTTATGAAAAGACCTAGAGCTAGTTTAGCTAATGTTAGTTCAGGTAAATCTACATCTTATGGTACACCTGCTACAGCCGCTATAATTGATCATCAAACAGATTTAATTGCAGGACATGTTGAAGACTATAGTCATACTATTTGGTTTGAAAATTTACTTGATGAATTAATCAGATATAATGACGAAAATAAAACTAAGTTTGATATTATAGCTGCTTTGGCAATGGCACTACTTGCTGATGAAGAATTATCAGGAAAAATACCTTTTGTAGTTGAAAAAGATGATGCTGTCTTTGAACATTTTGGTTATTATACTGACATTAATGGTCATACTAAATTTGGCAAATTACAAAATCAACAGTAGATGCGAGTAGAAATAAATAGAGAATATTATGACGAAAGAAGACGTGATTACCGCGACCCGAGACTTCGTGAGGTGCTTGACCAATATGGAATTCACGGGTAAAATTGAAGCTAAAGCGTTAAATCCTATTGGTTTTGAAGTCAGTTTATATTTTCATGGTAATGAATACCCTACATATACAATAACAGCAGATTTACCTGATAAAGAGTTTCTTTAGTTTTTATTCGATAATCTAAAGAGCAGAAGTTTATGGAGAGAATCTTACTTTACTTTAAAGAAAATTTATGACAAAAGATGAATTAATTGAATAGACTAATTCTATTATTGGGGAATTAGTTTATGATAAAACAGAACTCCAAAGAGCCTACAATTATTATAATGGTAAAAGAGATGCTGAACAATTTAGATATTTAGAAGAAAATTTTGGAATAGGAAGTCCAACATCAGTAAAATTCACTCCTTTACTTAGAAAGCACATAGATGCTTTAGTTGGTGAATATTTAGGAATTCCTATTGTTCCAAAAGTTTCTTGTAAAGATGAATCTACAATTTCCAATATTTTTAGAGATAAACAATTAGCTATTACGCAAGCAGTTAAAAAAGAACTTGAAGAACATTTAACCCGTTTTTTATTAAAACAAATTAATGGGCAAGAAAATACAGATACTCATATTAAATAGCAATTAGATACTCTAATTAGTGATATAGATAAAAATTTTATATCTGAGTATGAAATAGCTGCACAGAATGTAATACAGTATTTATTACAATCTAAAGATGCTGATATAGTAACTAAATTAAGGATGCTCCTTTTAGATTTATTAATTACTGGTTATACTTATTATCAAGTTAAACCATCCCTTGCGAACAATAATATTAATATAGAAGTATTAGACCCACGAGATACTTTTATTGAAATGAATCCAAATTCTCCTTATGTTAAGGAGTCTAATAAAGCAGTAGCTAGAAGATGGCTCACTCCTTCCACTATTTTATCTATGTATGGAAATAAAATTTCTAAAGAAAATAGAAACAAAATAAAAAAAGAGATAGAATCTACTAGTGAAGCTAATTATAAAAGAATACAGATTAATTCTATAGAATATCTACATCCAATAACTTAGGGTGAAGATAAAGATATTTTACCTACACAAGACAGAACTTCTTTAAATAATCATTTAATTCCAGTTTATGAAGTTGAATGGTTAGATGTAGATGCAAATAATGTTATGCACAGATATTCTGTTATTAGAATTGGTGGAGATATTTATATTATTAATCCAGTAGATGATAATACTTATAGATCTATAAGTAATCCTAAAAAATGTTCTTTAAGTATTAATGGAGTATATTATTTAAATCGTTCTAGTTAGCCATATAGTTTAATTTTAAAATGTGCTCATCAACAGGATTGACTTTTACTAGTCCTGTATAAATCCCGTGAATTGCTGGAAACTCCTAACGTTAAGTCGAGGGCAATCAGCAGCCAAGCCTTTTAGGAAGGTTCAACGACTATTATGTAGATTGAAAGTTCAATCGAAGTGCGGGAACTTAATATAAAAATTATTAATAATATTAAGTATGATATAGTCTCAACTTCTAATGAAAATTAGAGCAGTGTAAACGGTTAGGATTAACGACCCTAATGAAGATAATGTAGTATGACCTTTTACATTACTATAGAGATATTCTTGTAGCTAATAGTGGTGTTAAAGGGCAAATTCTAGATCTTTCTATGATTCCAAAAAATTTAGGACCAGATTTTATTGAACGTGTTAAAAAATGGGAAGCTTACAAAAAGAATGGTTTAGCCATGATTGACACTACATAGGAAGGCAGAATTGATGGCAGTGCTCCTTTAAATACTATATTTAATGGATTTGATGATACTTTATCTCCTAATGCTATACAAGCTATAGATTTAGCTTTATAGTCTATTGAAGAAGAAGTTAGTCAAATTACAGGAGTATTTAGAGAAAGACTTAATGGTATAGAACAACGAGATGCCGTATCTAATATTAAACAAGGTGTTGAAAATTCGTTTAAAATAACTAAACCTATTTATCAACAAATGGATATGGTAACAAATGAAATTTTAATAGATAGCTTAAATATTGCTAAAACAGTATATAAAAACGGAATTACAGGAACTTTAATTTTAGGACATAATCAATAGAAAATTTTTACAGCACTTCCTGAATATTTTACAGTAACTGATTTTGATATTCATATAGTTCCTTCTACTTAGATTATGGAAGAATTAATGTAGATTAAACAGTTAATTCCTGATTTTATTTCTAATGGATTATTAGATGCATCTACAATTTTTGAAGCTTTAACTACAAAAAGTCTTTCTGAGTTAAAAGCTAAAATTAATTAGGCTTTAGCTATTAAAAAGAAAGAAAATGATTAGATACAACAATTAGAACAAAAACTTCAAGAATTATCTAATTAGAATACACAATTACAACAAGAATTAGATGTAGCTCAATCTGAATTAAAATACTTAAATGCAGAAAAAATGCGATTAGAACAACATAAAATTAACTTAGATTATCAAGTTAAATGGTATGAAGCTCAAACAAATCGTACTTATAAAACACAAGAAATTGCACTTAAAGAAAAACAGATTGATTTGGAACTTAAACAATAGAAGGATGGAAATCCTTATAATGATACTATAAAAAATATATGAAACTTGAAGTAAATTTTAATTTAGATTCAAAAGGGCATTTAATCGTAGAAGATGCTTCCAAGTATTATGATTATTATATTCCTGAATACTATAATTATAAAAATTATTCAGATAAAAAATATTCAGAATCACAATCTCTATTAATAGTAGTTAAAAAAGATGCTTCAGGAGATACTTCTAAAGATAAAATATATAAAATGGTAACTTTTAAACACATTAATATGAAAAGAGATATTGATACGCTTGATATCTAGTTTAATGAAGACGGTTATTATATTTTATATTATTTTATTATTCCTACTGAAACTTGGGTAAAATCAGTACATAATCCTGTAGATCATTTAGATTATGTTTTTTATATTAATCGTCAGGGAGATATAATTTATCGTTTTAAAGATAATTTAGGAAGAATTATAGATGAAATTATAGATCCTAAAGATTTAATCTCTTATATTCAAGATACAGTTACAACTAATGTAGATAAAAAAGTAAAAAAAGTTTTCCCTTTATCTAAATTATGGTGCTGCTATTATTCTTATGCTAAACAATTATTTGATATATTACTTCAAAGATGTCCTACATAGGATAATGCTAATCAAATTTATAAAAGAGATTTTATATTTATGACTATTAATATTATTAAATATTTATTAGATTTTGATAAATATTTTGAAGCACAACGAATTTTAGATTTAATCAATGGTTGTGGAGGATTCTGCAATTCTATTGACAAACTTAAAGGAAAAAGTGATTGTGGATGCTCTAAAAAATAAAGCTATTTTAGAATATGAATGGATTTTAGAATAGCTATTTAAAGGACATAAAGAAGATTATAATGATCTTCTTACTTTAATTACTTTTATTGAGAGTGATTTAAAGCCCTGTAATTTTCAAGAGCTAAAGGAATTTTTTATTACTAATTTAATGCACAAACCTTGCCATAACCCTTTAGCTTGTGAAAAAGATTTAGTTGAAATTAAAAAAATAAAATAATGGCAAATTTAAATCCAGAGGATAATACACCAGAAATACTTCCTGAAAATATGAATGATCCTCGTTTTCCACACCATCATCACCATCATCATCCTAAAGTTCATAATATGCTTTTAGATTATTATCCTTTAGGACCTTGGTTTTGGGAACATCCGCACCCTCATCATTGTTTTCATGAATTTCCTTATTTATCTCCTGTTTGGAGACATCATTAGCATCCTGTAATGCATATGCCTCCAATGCCTCCAGTTAAACCTGAAGGTTTCCCTTGTGTAGTAGATGAGTGTTTTCCTCATAAAGATCCTCATTTTCTTGATAAAGACAACTTTTTAAATGAATTTGTAACTGAACAAGATAAAATGAAAGCTAGAGAAGCTTTAGGTATAGATCATAGAGTATGTAATCATTATGATCTAGTTAATGTTAGAGAAATAGATAATTTTATCTTTAGAGGTTATTTAAGTTATACTGAAACAGATGCTCCTCAAGAAATGTGGACAAAAGTTGCTACTATTAAAGGTTCTGGTATTTTACATATAGCTTTTATATATTCTAATGGAAAAATAATTGATGGGGTTAAATCTTATGAAACTAAAGTATATACAGATACTATTCATGCTGAAGAAGATGGTATGATATACGTTGAAAAAGAAGATGAACCTATTAAAGTAATTGGAAGTGATATTTATGTTAAAGATGCTTCTTGTTTTTCAGAAGGATATATTCAACCTTTATTAAAAGTAGGAAATCTTAAAGTAATTATTTATGAATTCCCTCATTCTTATCTACACAAATATAATTGTAATGATGATTGTCAATGTCATAAACAAACTCATTATAGAATTCCTTCTGATATGCTAGGACCAACTCAACTTTGGAATGGAGTAGCAGGACATAAAGCGGCTAAAACTATTTGGCAAAAACAGATACAAAGAAATTTTGATGATAATGGAGAAGTTAGTTTAAGTATTTTATCAGGATCTGATTTAGATGATTATTTAAATAATTTATTTAGTATATGAAAAAATATTTATGTATAGCTATATTAATTTTAATTTGTTTTTATTTATTATTTGTAATTAAAGAAAAAAATAATGATATTGCAGAAATAAATACTAATTATAAAGTTCTTCAAATTAATTATGAAAAACATCAATTAGAAAATAATGTATTAAAATTAAAAACAGATTAGTTTTAGTATTTAAATGATTCTATTTTATAGAAATTAGATTCTGTAAGAAAGATATTAAAAATTAAAGATACTGAATTAAAATATTTAGCTTATTAGCAAAATAATTTTTCTAAAAAAGATTCTATAATATTTAAAGATACATTCTTAATAGAAAATACTTCTATTGATACTGTTGTAGGAGATGAATGGTTTGCAACTTGTTTAAAAGTTGAATATCCAAATTCTATATATTTAGAACCTTCTATTCAAAGTTTATAGTATATCTATATTTATAATAAGAAAGAAATAATTGGTAAACCTAGAAAAACTTGGCTAGGTAGATTATTTCAACGAAAATAGTTAGTAACAAAAGTTAAAACTATTGAAAAAAATCCTTATATAAATAAATAGAATGAAGTATTTATTGAAACAGAATAATATACTCCCCAACATCTTTATGTTGGGGATAATTTATATTTATTATGGAACTTTTAATTGAACGTAAATATAAAAAAGATAAATACACTATTGGTAATTTTTATATTGATAATATATTATTTTCTAATACTTTAGAAGATAAAGATCGTAATTTAACCTACTCTATGTCTGAAAATCAAATTAAAAAAATAAAAGTGTACGGAGAAACAGCAATACCTACAGGACGTTATAAAGTTGAAAGAACTTGGAGTCCTAAATATGGTAAAAAAATGATAGAAATTAAAAATGTACCTGGTTTTTCTGGTATTCGTATACATGCAGGAAATACAGCTAAAGATTCTTTAGGATGTATTTTAGTCGGGGAAAATAAGATTAAAGGACAACTTATTCATTCTAAATACCATAGTGATCTTCTTGATCAAAAAGTAGCTAACGCTTTAGCTAATAAAGAAGATGTTTATATTACTATAAAATAATTAAATATGGCATATTTACCAATATTTTGGTCAAATTCAGTTGCCTCTCAAGGATATAATGTTCCTGCAGCAGCAATTGCTGAAAAAATAGAATAGGCAGCTGGACAATCAGGTGGCGGTGGTGGAGGTTCTTGTGATTGTAAAATCACTGTAACTTCTAATGTTACTGTTGGAGGAGTTCCGGCTGATACAACTTTTATTGATACTCCTTTAAAACAAGTAGTTAAATAGATGCTTACAGCAGATTTATCTTCTACTATTAATATTAGTTATTCACCTTCTGATATAATGGAAGAAGGTGTTCCAAAAACTTTAACTTTTACTACTTAGCCTAATTCGGGATCTAGTAACATAGTAAAACAAACTATTACTTTTGCCGATGGTACTATATATGAATATAATGACGGCAATTCACATAGTTTTACTAAAGAATTAACTATTATTGGTTCAACTTCAGTAACTATTGTAGCTACAGAAGAAGGTGGTGATACTATCAGAAAAACAATAACAATTAATGCTTATTTACCTATGTATTATGGAGCAGTACCTTATGAAGGTTCTCAATCTAAAACTATTTCACAAGAAATTGTAAATACTTTAGGAAAAACAGTTAAAACTTCTTATGCAAGTAATTTTAACGTTAATTTTAGTACAGGTAAACAATTAGTATGGTTTTGTGTACCTTCTGATAAACCTATTAATAAAGTTATGAATGGTTTTTTTGAGACACCTATGGCAAATCCTTAGACTATTAATCTGAATGTTAATGGTTAGACTAAAGCTTATAAATGCTATCGTTTATATCAAGAAACTTCAGATATTCAAACTCCTTATACGGAGACTTATACATTAAGCTAATTATGAATCCAAAACCTAAAGATATTAAAGTATACGGTTCTATATTTACTATGTCTGGTGATGGGCAAGCGGCTTATGCATAGCAAATATGGGATGATGAGAAACAATGTTTTATCACAGATGATAATTGGGTAACTATCCCTGCATTATCAATTGCTGATATAGATGAAATAATAAATCCGTAAATTAAAAATTAATTAAATTATGGCAAAATTTTTAGATTCCGCAGGTCTTGCCTATCTATGGGGAAAAATTCAACAGTCTATCAATGAACAAATTGCAGCTAATGTAAGACTTGAAGTAGTTCAGGATCTTCCTGCATCAGGTGAGGGTAATATTATTTATCTAGTTCCTGGTCAGACTACAGCAACTTCTAATATCTATGATGAGTATATTTGGACAGGTACTCCAGGTGATTGGGAAAAGATTGGTACAACAGCTACAGATCTTGCAGATTATTATACTAAGAATCAAATTGATTCTAAATTAGGTACTCTTGCTTCAGGTTATAATGATTTTGCTTCTTGGATTTCCACTATAAATACTAGTCTTGGTAATTTATCTACTATTGTAGGAAATGGTTCTGGTATTTCAGGAGCAGATCTTACTGCTTCAATAGTTGCTCTTGAAAGTCTTGTTGGTCAATCTACAGATTTTGTAGTTCCTTCTGATTTCCAAGGTTATGATATAGAGACTATAGGTGTTGCAGTTACTCAATTACTAGAATCAGTAGGTCCTTGGTCTACATCAATGAAAGGTTCTATAGGTGATGCTGTTGATAATGCAACAGTTGCAATAGGTTGTGATGATGATGGGCCTGATGCTGATGGTTCTATTTATGCACGTATTGCTCAAAATGCAGCAGATATAGCAACTAATGCTTCTGATATTAGTACTTTAAATGATGTTGTAGGAGACAGTAATGCTGGTCTTGCAAAAGACGTAGAAGATCTTCAAACAGCAGTAGGAGATGCTGAAGGCGGTCTGGTAAAAGCTGTCGCAGATAATGCAAGTGCTATATCATCTTTAGAAACGACCATCGGTGATCCTAGTGATACTTCATCAGATTCTACAGTATATGGAGCAATCAATTCAGTTGATGAAAAGATTGGAAATCCTTCAGATACAACTTCTAATGACACAGTTTATGGAGCTATTGCAGGTAAGGCTAATGCAGGAGATATACCTACCGTTAATGATTCTACTATTACTATTAAGCAGAATGGAGAAACTAAAGGAACATTCACACTAAATCAATCCACTGGTAGTACTATTGACATTGGATTCACTGGTAGTACTATTGACGTTGGATTCGGTAGAGAAACTGTTTTTACCGCTGAATTCTTGAAGAAAGTACTAACCTGTCGAATGAATAACGAGGTCTATCTTACTTCCTTGTTCGATCCTTCTCCAAATATGGTAAAGTATAATGGATTGAGCGACCCTGGAACTAGTTCGACAAATTGGTGTGGTTATGGAGTTGCTTGTACCGCTGGAGAAAGTACACGTATCATAATCCATAATGTAAACGTTGATCCATGGAAAGGTAGAACATTTACTTTCACTATTGCTGCCGGTTATGAATTTGCTATAGCATCAGGAACAGTAACTCAATCACCTAGCTGGCTTAGAACTTATCCACAAACTTCTGACCTTCCTTGGAATTGGCACGGACATAATGACCCAGTGACAATTACTATAGGGGATATGCTGTCTATTATGATTAAGGCTGCAGACGGAAGTGTTATCGGTTGGAGTTCGTTCTATGTTACAATGTGGGATCTACTTACTATTGAAGAGACTCCAGATTCAGTCCAAAACCCACCACGTCAGCTAAAAGATAATAGATATGTAGGTTATCGTGTCGGAGTTCTTGGAGATTCTATTCTAGCAGGTGCATCAACAAGAGCCTATAAAACTGCCTTGGATGTACTAGTTAGCGATTATGGTATTATTCCTGTCCCTAGATGTATTGCCGGTTCTTGTATTGCTCCTACTTCTGCTGATTATCCACGTGACAATATTTATGTATTTTATGGTTGTAGAAGATATAAAGATCGTATTGAAGCAAACTGGAGAGTAACTACCGGAGGATATAATGGTCAAGAGGGTGGAGTAAATAGAGAAACTGATCCATTCCTAGGAGTATTGATTTTTGGTGTTAATGATGTACTAATGGATAAGGTAGCACTAGATGCAGAACCTTTTATCGAAACAACTGATGAAACTACAGGATGTATAGAGAAATCCATTAATACTGCAGCACTAAACCCCGAGGGATACGTGGCTGCTCTACTAGATCTAGAATCAACAATAAAAACAGCTAATGGAGCAATCTTAAATCAATTCTATCTCGTTGGACCATATAACTGCAAGTGGCCTGGAGATTACCCAATGACTACTACTGGAAAGAATCCGAACGGCGATACTGGTGAAGACTATATTCGTGTGCAGCGTCAATTCTGTATGCTAAAAGGATGGGGTTATATGGACTTGCTATCTTCTCAGTTGAATACGACTCACGCAGGTATGAGCAATGATAATCTGCACCCATCTCAGGAAGGACATCAACTGTTAGGAGACCTACTTGGACAGATGTTATGTAAGACAATCCTAACTCAAGCGGCTCCTATTTTTGATACTGTAGAAGGAGGTGGAGGTAGTGGAAGTATTGACCCTGAAGCTGCTAACGAGATTTATTCAGCACTGGAGAGAGGAAACCAAACTACTTACTCCGATGTTGAACTACCTCTTAATGGTTATATTGACGCTACTACTCATGAATTTGTAGAGAGTAATGATTATAAGTGCAGTGGCCTAGTTCTCATTAAGGGTGCTAGATTCGTAGAATATAAAACTAGAAGTATTGGAAATTCT